CACGGTAGGCTGGTGGACCGGCGGGACCGGCGGGACGGGGGTGCTCTAGGGCTGTTAAAGCAGGGTGACCACTACAGGTTGTGGTGTCAGGGTAGAGATACCACTACAGGTTGTGGTTGGGGGGGGGGTCGTCACCCCCAGGCCGGGCTCTCTAAGAAAAGAAAGTCGAGGTCCCTACACAGCCGCCCTTGGGCACTCCCTCAACCTTAACAAATCCTCTTACAGCTAAGATCAGTGCTAAGACCCCCTTCAGTCTCCCCCTACTCACCCCAAGCCAGTCCCCTCTCGGGGACGGGCGCTACCCAGCTTTTTTCTTTTTCCAGTTGCACAAACCTCTCTTCATGCTATCTCTCCCAGCGTTATGGAAACACCAATTAAGACCCGCAAGCCTCGTACTCGCAAAGAAACTAATCCCCAGATTAGTGCACTAAAGAAATCCGTTAGCGCAGCTCTCAAGGCAGCCTGGATGGTTGAGTCTGTAAAGACTCGGCAAGAGAAGGCAGTGCGCAGGAGCAGGGTTACGCTGGAGGCTAAAGTGGAAGAGCAGCGTGAAGCTCTCAATGCTATCAAGGCCAGTGTAGATGCCTTTCTAGTAGCCCTCACCCCAGAGGCCGGCATCACCCCAGAGGCTACTCCCGGCATCCCCCAAGAGCTTCAAGCTATTCTGGACGACCCAGCCACTGTAGTCTTGGACCCTAGTGCCGCTGCTTAGTTACCTTCCGCGACACCTGCGTGGCCTGACCTTGTTGGGCTAGAAGTGGTGCGACAGCAGGAGAGACTGCCCAGCTTTCGGGACGCCGAAACAGGAACGCCGCTGAGTCAAAAGGCGTGACCGCTTGGAGAGACTGGCAAACGCGACACCTGCCGACGGGTTCACCCGTTGCGCATGGACCGGGGGTGCTCGGTCGACGTAGTGGTGTGACTAGCTGGAGAGACAGCCTCCTCGGCAACTGAGATGAGACGTTGTGGTGAACGCACACCGGAAGTGGCGTGACAGCCGGGAGAGACCGGCAACACTTTTATGGACCTCAACTCTATCCCAGAAGAAGCGCAAGGTGCCGCTGATCTTGCCTATGCGCTCTTGCTTAACTCGATGTCCAGAGACATGGAGTACGAAGAGTTTACTTTCCAGATGGAAGGCGGCCCAGAGGACGGGGAAGAGTACAAGATCATCGTGATGAAGATATGAGTTATCTCGACGAGGACACTTATTTAAGTCTCAGTCTTGCCAATGATTTATGCAACGAACACGAACGTGCAGAGACGTGGAAACAGATGGCTATCTTGCTTGCCAGTGTGCTTAGAGAGGCTCATGCAAGTCCACATTCCAACAAAAATGACGTCATGGAAGCATTTAAGAGCTTGCTCAAAAATGAACAATCTTCCAAATTTTAGCCTCATCAGTACCTATGGGAATAGGACTGACGGGGAAATAGTACCCGGCCCGTCGTGTGACGGTGTCCGGGGCATTTCTTTTTGTCTATGAACGACATCGACGTACATCACCCCAAGCACTACTCAGAACATCCCAGTGGTGTGGAGTGCATTCAGATCGCCCAGTGGTTTAACTACAACCTTGGGAACGTCATTAAGTACGTCTGGCGGGCTGGGTTAAAGACAGAGAATCCGCTTCAGGATCTTCAGAAGGCTGCAAAGTACATTGAGTTTGAGATTGAACGTGTTCAGAGGGAGCGTGGGGAATGAGCGACATCCTTGATGGACTCGACAAGAACCTTGAGCTGACTCTACTGCTTGAGGAGACGCTAAGGCGCCGAAAAGAGCGTAAGATCGCTACTTACTTCCCTGACACTGGCGAGTTTCGCAGGGAACTGTATCCCAAGCACATTGCTTACTTTGAGGCCGGCGCACGGTATAGGGAGCGGCTAATGATGGCTGCCAACCGTATTGGGAAGACTGAGAGTATTGGCGGGTACGAGATGGTGCTGCATATGACTGGTCGTTATCCCTCATGGTGGAAGGGCAGGAAGTTTGACCAGCCTATTAGCGCCTGGGCAGCGGGAGACACCGGGAAGACGACTCGTGACATTCTTCAGATGAAGCTGCTAGGGCCGCCCGGAGAGTTTGGTACTGGACTTATTCCCAAAGCAGATCTCATCAAGACTACCGCCAAGGCCGGGGTGGCAGAGGCTATCGAAGTCATCACTGTTAGGCACGTCTCTGGAGGTGAGTCTCGCCTGACGTTCAAGTCTTACGATCAGCGCCGGGAAGCGTTTCAGGGTTCTGAACAGGATGTCATCTGGCTGGATGAAGAACCGCCGCTGGACGTGTACACAGAGTGTCTGCTTCGTACGATGACAAACAACGGCATGACGATGCTCACCTTTACTCCTCTTATGGGGATGAGTGAGACAGTGATGTCGTTCATGCCAAATGGAGAGATTCAAGAGCAGGCTTCAGGGAGCAAGTACGTTGGCATGGCGACGTGGGACGATGTCCCGCACCTTAGTAAGCAGCAGAAAGAGGAGCTTTGGGCGTCTATTCCGCCGTTTCAACGTGACGCTCGTTCTAAAGGTGTTCCACAGCTTGGAGCAGGTGCCATTTATCCAGTGCCGGAGAGTGAACTGATCTGTGAAGAGTTCCAGATTCCAGAGCACTGGAGAAGATGTTTTGGCATGGACGTAGGCTGGAACAGAACTGCTGTTGTGTGGGGCGCTACGAACCCGGATACAGAGGTGACGTATCTGTACTCAGAGTACTATCGAGGCCAGGCAGAACCGATCTTGCACGCTGAAGCGATTAAAGCCCGTGGCGAGATGCCGGGGGTAATTGATCCAGCCAGTCGCGGTCGAGCGCAGACTGACGGGCAACAGCTTCTTGGCATGTATCGCAGGCTTGGTCTGGACATAACTTTAGCGAACAACGCCGTTGAGAGCGGGCTGTACACCGTTTGGCAGACGATGTCTGCTGGAAAACTCCGTGTTTTTGGGAATCTTCGGAACTGGCTGTCGGAATTTCGCCTTTATCGCAGGGATGAAAAGGGGAAAGTGGTAAAAGATAATGACCATTTGATGGACGCGACACGGTATTTGATTGTTAGTGGCTTGAATAGAGCAGCAGTTCCGTCTAAGTATGGGTCAAGGAAAAATTCTTCCTTTGTGATGCCGGTTATAAACTTTTTTAAGCGATGAACGAAGATAAGCTCGCCACCATTCACCAACAGGCTCGCAAAGAGTTTGATCAGATCCAGAGTGCCTTGTACCAAGAGCGGATGAACTGCCTTGGAGACCGGCGGTTTTGTTCACTGGCAGGCGCCCAATGGGAAGGCCCGCTTGGTCAACAGTTCGAGAACAAGCCCCGGTTTGAGGTTAATAAGATCCACATGGCGGTCTTGAGGATCATTAACGAGTACAGGAACAACAGAATTGGTGTGCAGTTTGCTTCTAAAGAGGGCGAAGAGTACGACAAGTTGGCAGATACTTGTGCCGGCTTGTACCGGGCAGACGAACAGTCGCCAACTGCTGAAGAAGCGTATGACAACGCCTTTGAAGAGGCTGTTATGGGTGGATTTGGAGCATGGAGGCTCAGGACAGAGTACGAAAACGAAGAAGATCCTGAAGACGACAAGCAGAGGGTTTGTATTGAACCGATTTTTGACGCTGACAACAGTGTTTACTTTGATCTGGGTGCTAAAAGGCAAGATAAAGCCGATGCAAAGAGGTGTTTTGTGCTCACAAGCATGACACACGAGGCTTACAAGGCCGAATACGACGACGATCCGGCCACTTGGCCAAAGACTGTGACTCGTTCACAGTTTGATTGGTACACTCCTTCAGTTGTTTACGTTGCTGAGTACTACGTTGTAGAGGAAGTTTCCCAACAGATCCGCATCTACAAGAGCATCACAGGCGAAGAAGAGTCCCTTGCGCCTGAGGAGCTTTACAAGGAAGAGGAAATGCTTGCCACCGGCTGGAAAGAGGTTCGGCGCAAGAAGGTGAAGACGCGTAAGGTGCGTAAGTACATCATGTCTGGGGCAAAAATCCTTGAAGACTGTGGGTACATTGCAGGCAAAAACATCCCCATTATCCCTGTGTACGGGAAACGGTGGTTTGTGGACAACGTAGAGCGGTGCATGGGCCATGTCAGGCTTGCAAAGGACGCTCAGCGCCTCAAGAACATGCAGTTGAGTAAGCTGGGTGAGATTGCTGCGCTTAGTGCGATGGAAAAGCCCATTTTGCTGCCTGAACAGGTCGCTGGGCACCAGTTGATGTGGGCAGAAGACAACCTCAAGAACTACCCTTACCTGCTCGTTAACCCAATCACAGATGCCAGTGGCAACACTGTGCCTGGAGGCCCTGTGGCCTACACAAAGCCGCCCTCGATTCCTCCGTCGATGGCTGCCCTGCTTCAGTTGACTGAAGTGGACATGCAAGAGATTCTGGGTTCTCCGCAGCAGGGAGACAAGATGGTGTCTCACCTCTCTGGAAAGACTGTGGAACTGATCCAGCAGCGCCTCGACATGCAGACCTTCATCTACATGTCCAACATGGCTAAAGCAGTCAAGCGGTGTGGCGAAATCTGGCTTTCCATTGCCAAAGACATTTTCCTTGAGTCTGGAAGAAAGATGAAGGCGATTGCGTCGAGTGGAAAGATGGAGTCAGTCGAACTGATGAAGCCGGTGGTGAACGAGGAAGGCGAGATTGAGTACGAAAACGATCTGTCAGATGCAGATTATGATGTTGAAGTTGTGGTTGGACCCAGTAGTGCCACCAAACGGCAGGCCACTGTTCGCGCTCTGACAGACATGATGACGCTCACTCAGGATCCTGAGATGACTCAGGTTCTTTCTGCTATGGCCATGCTCAACATGGAAGGCGAAGGAATCAGCGATGTCCGCGACTACTTCCGCAAGAAGCTGCTTAGGATGGGTGTTGTTAAGCCTACTGACACAGAGGCGCAGGAGTTGGCTATTGAGGCGCAGAACGCCAAGCCGGATCCGCAGGCGCAGTACTTGCAGGCCGCCAGTGAAGAAGCCATTGCACGGGCTTCCAAAGCACAGGCAGACAGCATTCTTGCTGTGGCTAAGGCTGAAGAGTCCAGAGCAAAGACGACAGAGACGCTCTCAAAGGTCAGCACAACTGATCAGGATCGCATCTTTGCTCTTGCAGATCGACTTACACAATCAACTCAGCCAACACAATAGTGCTTGCGTTAGTGTAAAGTTTTTGTACATATGGAAACCACAAACACGGCAGAAGATAGTAACATCGCAACGGAACCTGAAGAAATTGAAGTCCAGCAGCCAGAGGCCGCCCCGGCGGAGCCTGAGCAGCAGACTGAGATTCAGCAGGAAGAAGATGTGGTGACTATCGCCGGGGAATCGCCAGCCCCTGAGGAGGAAGAAAAGCAGGCGCCCGAATGGGTGCGTAACCTGAGAAAGAGCTACAGAGAGCTGCAACGCGAGAAGCGTGAGCTTGAAGAGCGGCTAAAAGCAGTTTCACCGCAACCAGAGCAAAGTCCTGTTGTTGTTGGAAAGAAACCAACGCTGGAAGCCTGTGATTACGATTCAGACAAGTTCGAGAGTGAGCTTGCAGATTGGTTTGAGCGGAAACGAATGGCTGATGAAGCCGAAGTTAAGCAAAGAGCCAAACAGCAGGCTGAACAAGAATCTTGGCAGAAGAAGTTGGAGGGCTATAACCAGAGTAAATCTGGATTAAAAGTTTCTGATTTTACTGATGCTGAAGAAACTGTTCTCGGAACACTGAGCGTAACGCAACAAGGAATTATTCTTCAGGGAGCACAGAATCCTGCCGTAATGGTTTATGCTCTTGGCAAAAATCCAAACAAGGCAAAGGAACTGGCTGCGATTGCTGATCCCGTCCAGTTTGCGTTTGCAGTTGCAAAACTTGAAACCCAACTATCTGTGACAAAGAAGCAAGCACCACCTCCCGAAAAACGGATCAACGGCAACGGTAGTCTCGGTACGTCCAGCGCACAGTTGGACCGGTTGCGTGATGAAGCGGCACGCACTGGGGACTTCACCAAAGTTCTCGCTTTCAAACGTCAGTTAAAGTCTCAACAAAACTAGCATATGGCTAATTCATTCAGCAAAGAAGAAAGGGTAGCGTTTGAGAACCTTCTCGAAGGGTTCCAAGACGCTCTTGTCCTGTCCCGCAACGTCTCGATCTACAACACGGATCAGACGATGATGGAACGCACCAACAACACGATCTGGAGGCCGCAGCCTTACATCGCCAAGTCCTATTCTGGGACTGACATGACTGCGAACTTCACTGACTACATCCAGTTGGCGGTTCCCGCGACCATTGGCTACAACCAGTCTGTGCCGTGGATCATGACGGCTACTGAACTGCGTGATGCGCTTCAGGAACAGCGCCTCGGTGACGCGGCGAAGCAGAAGCTGGCGAGCGACATTAACGTCGCTGTCCTGAATGTTGCTTCCTCTCAGGGAACGCTCGTTGTGAAGCGTCTCTCGGCTGCAACCGGGTTTGATGACGTCGCCCAGTGCGAAGCCATCTTCAACGAGCAGGGTGTTAACGACTTTGATCGTTACCTGGCGCTCTCCACCCGCGACTACAACGGCATGGCGAACAACCTCGCTGGTCGTCAGACTGTTTCGGGTAAGGTCCAGACCGCTTATGAGCGTGCGTTCGTTGGCCAGATTGCCAGCTTCGGCACCTACAAGCTCGACTACGCGAACCGTATCGCTGCTGCCGCTCCCGCTGCTCCGGTGACCATCGACACCCGCGACTCGGCTGGTAACTACCAGATCCCGAAAGCGGTGACCAGCTCGCCCACGACGGCTGAGCGCCTCAACGTGGACAACCGTTACCAGACGGTGACCGTGAGCAGCACGACCGGCGTTGCCGCTGGCGACTGCTTTACGATCGCTGGTGTGAACGCTGTTCATCACATCACCAAGGGCGACACTGGCCAGTTGAAGACGTTCCGCGTCATCAGCGTGACCAACAGCACCCAGATGGTCATCAGCCCCGGCATCGTGTCCAACCAGGTCGCCTCCGCCGCTTCGGCTGAGTACCAGAACTGCGTTGTGAACACCAAGGCGTCCAACAGCGCCATCGTGTTCCTCAACACGGCTGCTGCTCCCATCAACTGCTTCTGGCAGAAGGATGCGATCGAAATCCTTCCGGGCCGTTATGCGGTTCCGGCGGACGCAGGCGCCAACGTCATGCGTGCTTCCACCGATCAGGGCATTGAACTGGTCATGCAGAAGCAGTACGACATCAACACGATGAAGACCCGTTACCGGCTCGACACGCTCTTCGGAGTCGTGAACAAGCAGCCTGAAATGACGGGGATCATCCTGTTCGGCCAGGTTTAACCTGCACTGCACAAGGGGAGGGTGGTTGACTCTGCCCTCCCCTTTTGTGTATCAAGTGTTTATGCCGCTGAAAAAAGGATACTCCCAAAAGACAATCTCCAGCAATATCAGCAAGGAGATGAAAGCAGGCCGGCCACAAAAGCAGGCTATTGCTATCGCCCTGAGTACTGCCCGCAAGGCAAAGCAAGCTGCCGGGAAACCTGTTGGAAAGCTCAAGAAATGATTGATTTTCCACGGCTTGTTTACAAGGCAGAGGGTAAATACATCCGTCCCAACGGAACCTATGACTTTGTAGGCGTCCTAAACGAGGAACAGTACAACCAAAAGCTCTCTGAGGGCTGGTTTGACTCGATTGAAGACGCTGTTGCAGCAAGCACTGCCGTTTCCAAGCCCGTAAAGGCCGATTCTGATCCAGTTTCTGACGACTACGCTCCTCCTACTAGGAAAGAGCTAGAAACCAAGGCTACAGAGCTTGGAATCAAGTTTGATGGAAGGTTTTCTGACAAGAAGATTGCCCAACTAATCGACGAAGCACTCGCCAAGTAACATGTACACCAAAAGACAGGTGATTGAGCAGGCGTTTGAGGAGATCGGGCTGGCGTCGTACATTTTCGACCTTACAGCAGAGCAACTCCAAAGCGCACTCCGGCGCCTAGATCTGATGGTGGCCTCTTGGCAGGCCATGAACATTCAGATTGGTTACCCGCTTCCTTCGA